TCCATTGCTTCTCTTATAGCACTAAATGGAGTTTCCTTTGCAAGTTTTTCAAATGTTCCTACTGTTTCTTTTAATAGAGAATTTATAGTTTCAAGAGATATGTCTATTTTTTCAATATCATCTACACCAAAAAGAAACTGCACATTATATCTTCCTTGTTTTGTTCCTTCTGTAATTTCTTTTGCGGAATCTAATATTTTATTTTGCCATTTAAAAAGTGCTTCTAAATCTTTACCTTTTTGGTTTGTAAGTTTTTTAGTAAATAATTTTCTGTATTGTTCGGATGTTTTGTAAATTTCTTCTCTTAATTTAGATTGTTGCAACTCGTTGAGTTCAATAATACGATTTAAGTTATCAATTTCTTCTTTCGTTGTTGCTTTTTTAATGGCTAATCTTGCTATGTCGTTTTTACGTTCTAATTCTAAAATTTCATCCTCTTTTGAACGTGATGCCGCTATGTATTGCTCCATTATCTTTTGGAAATCTGACAATCTTTCTCGTTCAAGTTCTTTAAGTTTTAAGATTATTTCAGCCGATTCTTTATAACGGTCTTCATTTCCATATTTCCAACTTTTAACAAGCGCGTTCCAATCAGCCTGTATTTCTTTAATATCAATACCAATCTCTAATTTAGGTGCTGCAAACTCTTCAAATGTAGGCGCAACACCGATATTTCGTAGCAATTCTTCCATTCTCTCTTTAGCCTCATCATAATCAAACTCAACACCAACGGTAATACCCATATCTTCTGAAAGTTTTCGCATATACTCTCGCACTTCGGTATCCTCAATCTTTGCAAACTCTAAATGAACTTGATAACCACGCATTATTCTATCTAATTCGCTTTTAATTTCATTTATGGCGCGTTGCTCAAACTCTAATTCCACTTGCACTTTTAATACACCGATAGCGTGTTCGAGTGTTTGTTTAGCATTTGCACTTTTTAAACTACCTCGTAAACTTTCAAGGAAAGCAATACCTGCATTTTTATCGGCAGAAATTTCGGTTAGTTTTTCCATTGAAACTCCCAATGCTTCCCATTCTTTACCAAGACTTATAATTATATGTGATTGTGTTTTGCTTTTGTCGCTTGTTAGATTATAATATTTAGTATAGGCATCTTGCGCCTCTTTCAACGATTTTACAATATCGTCAATACGCTGTTTTTCTAAATCTTTGCCTCTGCCACGCTCTTTGGCTTTATACCCTGCTGCTTTGGCTGCTTTTTCATATTCCTCTGCCTCTTGTTTTGCAAGTGCTATCTGTTCTTCTGTGTAATGTTTAAGTGTTTCAGCAGATGCAACCATTCTATTATATTCTGCACGTTTTTCTTCTGCTGTTTTTCCAAGTTGCTCTGCAATAGATTTATCGTCCAAATATGTATCAAATCTAAATTTAACAGAAGGAGCGTTTTTCGCTATATATGCACTTAAATCTCTCATAAATTTAGAGAGCGGCTTATGTGAATCGTGAAAATCAGTATAATTTATTTCTACATCTATATAATATTTTTGATAACCCCATTTTTTAAAATGTTCTTTTTGTTTTTCATTAAGACCTTTAAACGAATCAACTGTAACATCAATTAGATTTTTCATAAGAGTTTTAATTCCAACATCGGCTTTTGAAAAATCAACATCAAATTCAGGTAATTCTTCTCTGAGTTGTTTATCGAATTTCTTAAATGTTGCTGATAAATCAAATATTTTTCCTCGCGCTCGATTAATAGAATTAAATAACTCGTCATAGTTAAATTCTATCTTTGTGTCTTTTATCTCTTTAGCAATCTCATTGTATCGTTTTGTACTAACCTCATATCCCTTTAATGCTCGTTCTAAACTTTTTACATTGCTTAACTCTTCTAATTTTACTTTGATGTTATTTACAGCATCTATGTATTCTTTTGAACCTTCTTTTGCTCCTTTTAATACATCATACAATTTATTAAGTTCTTCCCTTGCATCTTCGCTTTTTACTCCTTGTATTGCTTCTCCTATTTTTGTTACATACTTAACTACGCCTTTTACATTACTTTCAACCCGTGTATAATCAAAACTATCTTTAAATTTGATTGCTTTTAAATCTGCGTTTTCTAATGCTTTTTCAATTAAATTTATATTTTCTAATATTTTTTTCACCCTTTCATTAACATCTTCAATATCTTTTGTTCCTTCCAATGCAAGTTGAATCAATATTCTATCATCTCCTAATATAGTTGCTATTTGTTTTTCTACATCTGTTATTGTTTCTATTGTAACACCAACAGTTATTGCTTTATCTGCCGTATCTTTAATATCATTAATTGATTTTTTTATGGCATAGCCTGCCTCTCTTGCGCTATCTCGTAATTCCAGATTTTTTTTAGAAACATCAGATAAGTAAAAACCAAGTTTCGCAATACCTACAATAGCTGCAAAAACCCATAAATACGGATTTAATAACATTGCAGTAGTTGCAGCTCTCATTGTTGCAGTAGTTGCAGCAATTGATTTTCTAAGTGTTCCCCAAGCGGCTGTACTAAAATAAATTTCTTTATTTTTAACTTTTAGTGCGTATTCTGTTTTATATATTTCAGAACGTGCTAACATCTGCCCGGCTTTATAAGCACCTAAAACTACGATTAATCCTTTAATTGCGGTTGTAACAATTTTATAATTATCAACCAAAACCTTTAATGCACCAATTCCTACATTTAAAGAGCCGCTTTGTTGCTTCCCAAATTCATCCATCATTAAAGAAATACTTGTCTTTAATGATGAAATTTGTCCTGAAAATGTACTAACAATTTTTTCTTGTCCTTTCCAATATGTACCTCCTTCGTCTGTAAGTTTATTAATAACAGCAATAACATCAGATGTTCTTACAAGTTTATCTTGCATCATGCCCAAAACATCGTTTGTTGTAACCACTTCGCCTTTTAAACTTGAAAAATGTTTTACAAGTTCTGGTATGATATTAACCCCTGCCATTTGCAAACCGCGCAAATCTCGTTTCTCTATAAATCCTTTATCCTGAATGTAGCCTAATATGGGAATCAATCTATCCATATTTGTACCGGTTAATGCTGTTATATCTCCGAGCCTTCGCGTTAAATCAATTGCTTGTTCTAATTCAAAACCATAAGCCCCCAACATTTTAACGGCATTCCCAAGTTGTTGTATAGTATGTGGAGATACTAATGACATATCTCTTATCCTTTCAAAAACCATACTTCCTTTTTCTACATCTCCAAAAAATGCGTTTAAAGATACTCTTAATTTCTCCATTTCACTATGAGTATCAATGATGCCCTTCATAAAATTTTTCATCATATTAAGAGACCCATAGAATAATACACGTTGCGTAAGATTTTGCAAACCGCGTTCTATTTGCGACATTGATTTTCCTGTTTCAATTCCGTCTGTTTTAAGTTCTCGTAATCTTTTACTTACATCAGCATAAGCCGCCGCTAAATCTTTAGCCTCTTGTGTATTTGTTGGAACAGTTTGAAGTGCTTTGTCTATACCTTTAAGAGCAACAACTAAATCACCTGCGGACTGCGCTAGTTTACTAAAATCAATAGCCGCTTGTGGAGATTGACCTATTTCTAACGCCTTGCGTTTTTGTTCTAATTGATAAATTTTTTCTTGTGTATTTAATTCACTATATAAAACTTTATTACTTATTAATTGAGCCTCATTTTTATTTTCAATCTGTTCTTTTGTTAGTTTAACAAATCCTGATATTTCTTCTTCTGCTTTTGCTGTATTTCCAAGTATTTTATAGCTTTCTTTAGTTTGCGTATGTACATCGCTAATATGTTCCTTGTGCCTCTTAAATGAATTTTCAACATCTTCTGCACTTCTCACAATCTCTTTTTGAGAAGTCTCCATTTTATCTACCGCATCTTTTGCTTTTTGAATGTCATCAATGCTTACAAGTTTTGCAGGTTCTATGCTTTTTAATACACCGTCAATTTCTTTAAATGTTTCTCCAAAAGCATGAATTTCAAATGGCGCAGAAACGGCATCCTTAAATTCCTGTACGGTCTTCGTTGTTCTGCGCATTGGCTTATCAATTTGCTCTTCCAAAGTAGTGCCTACATTCTTAAACTTACTTAAAATATTATCAGTAAAATTATTAATAGCATCATTCGTATTTTTTAATTCTTTTGCTATCTTTCTTAATTCTTCACTAATATTGCCGCCAATATCTACTTTAGCGTTTATTACACTTGCGCCATCCTGTGCCATAATAATATAATTTTAAATTTTAATACAATGTTTTACCTGATTCTTTGTATTGAGCCTCAATATATTTCAAACTTTCTTCAATCTCTTTTTTCTTGTCATCCTCTAAATAATATTCAAAACTTCTGTCGTACTGCATGAATATTATTAAAGCGTATGGCATTTTCCACATATATTCCTCTCTGCTAATTTGAGGAAACATATTTAGGAAATCTGCCATATCGCCAATAGCTGTAGCCGCATGAATTGAAATAGTACCGTTTTTTAGGCTTTGAATGGTTTTGGAACGGATTTTAACTGCTCTACTATAATCGTCCTCTGTTGGAGTAGAGCATTGCTGAATGACTGAACCAACGAGGAAATGAGAAAAACCGTTTTTAAACTTGTAATATGCCTTATTGCGGATTCTACTATTTTTATTAAAACATCTTGATTTTCAATGTTTGTATCATACATCAGCATTTCAACCGTATCATCAATTAATTTGTTATTATACTCGTTGTTAAATGGTTGAAATTTATGATTGTTAATACATATTGATGCAATTCGTACAACATGTTCAAATGATTGTGTGCCATCCACAATAGCTTTATACATCAATACAATTTCATCTTCCTTTTCTTCTTCTGTTTTTCCAACAATTTTAATATCATTAAAAATCTTTGAAATCATTAATTTGCTCGCAGACCGCACCCCTTTAATTTCGTATGATTTATTGCCAACACTAACTATTGTAGGATTATCCAAAAGAATATCACATAGTATATCGTGCGCCTCTTGTGGGGTTATTTTTTGTTCTTCTAAATGTGTTTCATCCATTGTGTTATTATTTCAGTTTTTATTTATTAAGTAAAGGTTTATAAAAAAGCGGGGAAGGCGAAAAACCTATAACACCAAAAAAAACGCCTTGTCGGAATAAATTCCTATCCCCACTTAAAATAGAATGTTAGGAAGTAAACCCTACTTCTTCATACGTTAAACCATTCCAATTTGCAAGCGCAGTTATCTTGATTTTATAACCAGCAGCACCGTCAGAAGGAGATGTACGGGCAAATGTAACTTGTCCGTTGAAAATACGTTCCATTTTTCCTGTTGAATAACCCCAAACAAATTCGTGTGCAATGATTGGCGCACCTTTTGGCGGAGACCATGATTCGCGAATTGTAGCTGTTGGAGCAGTATAAGTACCTAAATTATTAAGAAAATCATCAAGCTCTTTTAATGTGTACTTAATAAGAGTGATATTTCTTTCGTATGGTTGGAGTTTTGGAATTGTAATAAATGGTGCATCGAAAAATTGTGCATCAATCGTAGTTGTTTCGGGTTCAGCTTGTTCGCCATCTCCGCCACCCATTAATAATCCCATAAGAGATGTATAATCTCCGTCAGAAAAGTTGCTTTCAATAGTTCCAATATTATACGGTGGGTCTGTTTCAGACCGTACCGGAGCATATAATAGGAACATCGGTTTTACTGATAATTGCTCTAAACCTTCGCCTTGTAATTCAGCCATAATAATAATTTTTTAATTGTTAATAATTGATTTTTAAATAATTGTAATTTGTAATGTTGTTTGTAATATATGGTAGCCCCTGTTTTCATCAGTGTAAGATCCACCAATTTTAGAATCGGATATAGAGTAAGGTTTTCCGTTTGAAAATTGATTTGAAATAATTAAATTTCGCATCTTTTTTTCATATTGCTTAAATGTTTTGCTGTCTAACTCCATATCTGACAGTGCTTTTATAAATATATCCACATTTACAAAAACCTGTCCGTATGCTTGAAATTGAAATTGTCCTTTTGTATATATTTGGCTTGTATCCACAAGTGCAAATACCTTTTCTTTTTCCGCTAACTTTTTCGGCAAATTCATCTCATAAACCTTGCTTATTCCGTTATCTTTCAAAACAGAAGAAACATATTTAAGGATGTCAATTATTGAAGTATTAATCATACCGGAAAAATATTAGTTGTTATGTTTTGCATTCCAAAATCATTTTCTAAATCTGCCTTAATTCCACGTAATACTCTAAATACGCCTCTTTGTGTTCCTTCTTCAAGGTATCCTGCGTAGAACATTGCAGATGCAAAAACAATTTCAATTCCGTCTGTTGTGGGTATGTAGTTGGCAATAAACTTTTCAGCCTCTCGCCGTCCTACGTACTCAACACCATTTCTTTTAATATGTTTTGACGATTTTTCTGAATCAAATAAAAATCCATAGTTTTTTACCTGACCGCCATAGCAAACAATCCAAAGAAATGAATCATCCAAATTGCCTGTCCGTATTTGATAGCCACTTGTTTCCCATGCTGCACGAATTTTATTAGCAGCATAGTAGGATGCGTTTTTAACAGCAACATCGTCTTGTTGTTTACGAAGTTTATCTGCAAACGCTTCCAATGGTTTTAAATTTACGGTACTCTTTGCCATAGTTTTATATTAAATCATCAAATTGTGGGTCGTTCATATCCCAATTTTCTACTTTCAACCATACTCGCGTTCCCATTTGAGAAGGCTCAACATTTACTACAATGCCGCTTATTTTTTGTCCGAGACGTATGCCGTAAAAAATATCGTTGTAAGTAATAGGATAAATCAATTTTCCGCTTTCTCTAATTAGTGGAATCCAAACATTGTAATTGGCTTGCTGCCCAACGTTCTGTATTTCTGGTGTAGTAACTTCAATATCCAATTTACATCTTAAAATTTCAGTAGTTATCTCAATAGGGTTATTTTCTTCATCGTGCGTTTTTATTGCACGTAAAAACTTTCCTATGTAGGGGAACGGCTGAATATCATTATAATCTAAATCAATATATTCTATCATTACTTTTAAATTACATCGTTGTTCATAAATGTTATAGTGCCTCTTGGGTCTGGGTATAAATCATCGCCAAGCTGCCTGTACATTTTAAAAATCCAATCCAACTTTTTATTAATCCATGTATCTGTACGTGAGCCAATAGTTTTTTGGAATCCACCATGAGAAACACTTTGAGATGACGTACTTGATGGTGTAAACAATATAATATTTAGCAATAAATCCAATCTTAATAAAAATCGTGTTCTGCTATCCAAATCTTTAAATTCCATAGTACCGTCAATATTTCTACCAATCAATACTATTTCAATTACTTCATCAGAAACATTATATTCTGCGCCGAGTGCTTTTAGTGCTTCAAATACTGTCATCTCAAATTATTTTTATTATCCTACTTTTGAAGTATCAATCTGTACCCAATAAGGATATGTTGAAAGCGCAGGCGCACCGAGCGTATAAACGTGTGTTTCGTAAGATGGCACGTGCGATTCGGGTCTCTCCCAATTCATAACTCCAAACAATCCACCGTACAAACTTTCAACACTTCTATTGTTGAATTTAGCGAGGTAAATAAGTTCTTCGGGATACGCCCATTCAATAGTACCCTGATTACCTGCCGGAGATACGATAACCATTTCTTCTTGCCATCCTTTAACTGTCTTTTTAACTGTTGGAATATCTTGAATAACTTGGCTCTCTTCGATAAGTTCAATAATAGGATAATTTCCGCCTTGTAGTGCAAGCCAATTATTCAATTCTTCAATCGTAATAATTTTATTAACATCAAACATTGCACCACCCATTACAATAGTACCTTGAAATAGTTTTCTAATCTCATTGTTGGCTTGTACTTCATCCACGAATTTAGTGCGGCTCATTTTGGCTGTTAAAACTCCATCGTAACCTGTTTTATCACGAATAAGTTTAACTGAGCGTTGCAAGTCTGCTAAAATAGGCGCATCAGGGTCTGCCCAGGTTAACGTTGAGGCTTTGATTTTAAATTCAGGACGTATTCTATCACAAATACCCTTAATTTCAAATCCATAATGTGGAGATTTGTATTCCCATTCGCCTTTTGACAACAACTGCATGCTTAAATAGGTATATACAGAATGTCCGCCGCTTATAAGGTCTTGCAGGTTTTGAATAAAATAATCTATGATGTTTGTACTGCCATTAACTGTGCTACCGGCTAATTGTTTCAATTTTTTATCATAGTTCATCATATCCATAGCGGTAATTACTTTCATTCCGCCCAAGTCGTGAAGCGCATCAAAGTAAAATTCAAATCCGCCTTTCGTAAATTCGGAAGGTGGCGACCAAGTGCCACGAGGTAATAACATCGGCGGCGTAAGTCTTGTGATTGTACCACCGGAAAAAATAGCCTTTCCGTTTGCGTGAATTGGTGTAGCAAACTCTGCCTGCTTAAAATACTTATTCCATAACTGCTCTTTTGCAGGTGGAAACAAATCCTCACTTCTTAATAGAAAATTTAATGCTTGTGATTTTGTGTCAAACAACTCCTTGAGTTGATGTAATGACGGTAAATTTCTTGTTGGCATAATTTTATAAATTAAAAACGTGAGTATTGTTGATGTAAGAATTTAATTGCAGAACATAAGGCGGGATAACCTTTGCAATTTGTAACAAAGAAATTTTGTAGTATAAAGAAAATCTAACTTCTTCCTCTCCTTTATTTGCTACATAATCATCTGTTATCACATCTTCACAATAGTATCCATCGCTCATAATTGCATTTACTTTTGGTACAAGTACATTAGCACTTGCGTCCGTAGCATCTGCCATAACAATAACATTACCAACGGTAATTCCTTCTATTGTTCCTGTAATTTCGTAGTAAGTACCGCCATCTTTAATATTAGCCGCCGTAAATTGTACGCCGGTAACTGTTGCTGCGGTTTTCGTACCTGTTGCCAAAGAAGGTGCTATCGCTAAAATAACATCCCCTAATGCTTTAAGGTTGTGTGTAAATTCATCTTTATATAATTTAAAAGATGTTGTTCCTGTTACCTCTATTACTTTCCAAGCCTGTAATAGCGTAAACATCCCTGTTATTGGCTCAAAATATCCAAAGTCTCCCCCAAACATTTGTGAGCCTCTTTTAATTCCTTTCGGGTCAAGTTTTGCGCCTCTTTCTACCATTACCTTATTATGAGAATCCGGTCTGTATTCCCAAAATCTATCGCCGCCAACTTCACCGCTATTGCGAATTACTGTTCTTGCTGTGTAAGCCATAATAATAATTTTTTAATTGTTAATAATTAGCCTTTTTTTGCTTTTACATTACGCTGCATTGCAGAATAAAGATTGGCATACTTGGCTTTTTCGTCTGCACTACCTCCGCCTACTTCAATATCAATATCATCATAATCCTTTATTGATTCTTTGAAATCGCTATTTAGTTTTTTTACATCGTCTTCAAGGCTGCCGTAAAATGCACGTCCTATAACAAATCTGTTGAAATCATCTTTGCGACTTTCTGGAACATTTTTTAGCGCACCTTCAATAACACTCTTTGTGTGAGCAATGATTTTTTCATTTGCTTCGTTGGATTTTTTCATTTCAATCATCTTTTTCAATTCATCTGCATCCAATCCCAAAGATTTTAATGCTTCTGCCACATCAGGTTTTTCTGGTTGTGGCGTGATAGGTGGTGTGGTTTGTGTTTGTGTTTTTTTTAGTTCAGCAATTTGTGCTTCCAAAGCAGTTTTTTCCTTCCTGTGTGTTTCGGATACAGCCGCCAATCCGCTTGACATCATTTTGTAAGATGTTGTAAGTTGGTTTTCAAGAGATGAGTAAACATCTTCTTCCTTTGCATCCGGAGCATCAAATAGTTTAACGCTTTCTTCGCTAAACTTATCTAAACTTGTTGCTGTAAAATTGAATTTGCCTTTGTTGCAAAATTCAGTTACCTTATTCAGGATTTGTTCTTTCGATTGAGCCATATTTTTTCTACGGTTTAATTAATAATTATCGCCAACAAAAAAATGTATATATTTTGTTGTGATGTACTTCTTACCGCAGAAACGCTATTGGTACAAATAGTATTTCTGCGGTAGATACCAAAAACAAACAAACGTAAGGAGTTATTTCGCGCCAAATTAATACCTCGTATAAATGGCAATTGTGGAACGTCCTATTTCATACAAACAAGAATGCGCCGTAAGAAGTAACGCAGATATTATTATTCTTACCGGTGATGGTGGAAGTGGAAAAACAAGGGTGGCGTGTGGATGTATATTGGCAAGCAACATATATCAATATCCGGGTATTAGAATTGCATTTTTGACAAAAAACTATGGAGACTATACAAAGAAGGGCGGAATATTTGATGAATTTAGAAAAATATATCCATTAAGCGAATATGACAGGAAAATAAACTATTCCATTGGTAGCATAACGACATCGTTACAGAATATGTCGCTTCGATTTAACAACGGAACGGCTGTTGGGTTTTATGCAACGGAAGATATGAGCAGAGAACAATTAACAGCGGCATCAAAAACATATCAATACGATATATTAATTGTTGAAGAAGCGCAAAAGTTATCATGGGAGACTATCAATATTTTTTCTACACGTATAAGAAACTCAAACAAAACAATTCCAAACAGGGTTTACCTGATTCAGAACGCAGAAAGAGAATGCCCACTACGCCGCATGATAGGAAATGAACATGAACAGGCAGGATGGGTAAATGAATTTGGAAAAGTTATACAAGAAAAGAATTGTAGCATAATGTATATGTACCAAAACAATGGGAATGTATATGAGACGTATTGGGGACGCACAATGAAAGAGTGTTACAATAAATGTAAAACACTTATTGATAATAAAATAGGCGACAATAAAAATATCAGTTATAAAAATTTCATTCTCAAAGTTTTATTTATCGGATTTGATAAGGCTGACAATAAGGCGCTTTATGAAGATGGTAAATATTTGGGTAGGTTAGCGCAAAGTGCCATTGGTGCAAGTATGGGGGATTCTGATTGGAATTTCAGCGCAAAAGATGAAGCGGAAGATTCTGAAAAAAATGTAATTAACTCCGGCATGATAACAAGATGTTTCTTAAATAAACCACTTGAAAGAAATTTTAAAGGGATAACATTTGATTTGGCAGGCTCGGGGACAGACAATAGTGTAGCATTGTATATTGAGGGTTGGAATGTTAAAGATATTGATTTTGATAATTATACTGTAGGAGAGGAGAGGGTGCGATTTGTTGAAAACTTTGCAAGAAAACACAATATTGAAATGACAAATAAAAACACCGTCATTGATTCGGCAAGGTTTGATGATGTTGCGGCATATTTTGCGAAGAAACATTTTGCAATAGACAGTAAGGGTAGATATAATGTAAACAAGTTGCCATTTAAACAGTTTTCCACAGGAGAATCTCCATATAACAATGGAAAATATAACAATTTCAAATCTCAATGTGCATACCAAACAATGAACTTGATAAAAAAGGGAATTTTAACAATTTCACCAGAACTTGAAAGGATGGAATACAAGCACGTAAGAAACAAGAGAAAAAATAGAGATTGGACGTTTAGAGATGAGGTTGTGTTTGAATTGAATGCTTTGCGTTTTTACCACAAGAACGGAAAAATATGTTTAATCACAAAAGAGGAACAAAAGGATGTTCTTTCTAATCGTTCAATGGATATTTTGGATTGCATATTTCAATATGTAGGATTGTTCATTGCACAATGTTATTTAGAACAGGCAGGGAAAATTGACAGAACGTTTGATGAAAATGCAGGAAAAACTTTAGAACAATTTAATAATGCTTTTAATATTAACCAACACAGAAAAAATGCGTTTGTAAATATGAATGCGAATAGTTTATTTGAACAACTAATTGGATTTTAATTATGGAAGTAGTGAAAAATATGCGTTGGTATTTGGAAAAACCGGAAAGGTTTTTAGAAAAAAAACCGTTTTGGCGTGGTGGAGATATGGTTATGGAAAAAACGGAATACGCAGATATTGACAGCAAAATACAGGCAGCATTAAGCAAATTAAGAGTACACACTATTACACAAGATACCTATTTAAGTGAATATAATCCAACATTACACAAAATAAATTACAATAGGAGTGCAGCAAAAATAACAATTACCACTGACAGCGGAACGTTTACAACAACTGAAAATCTTACTATAACATCTTCATTCCAAAAAGATATTCACGCTACCCATGTACAATATCTTGCCACTAATCCTATGGTGTTCGAGATTCTTAACAACAATGATGAAAAGTTTACTGAAACACTGACATCTTATAAGAATGAATGGAAGTTTGATGCAATGGAATCTGTAAAACAAAAAATGATTTCGGAACAAAAAAAGGTTGGCGATTTTGCGCTGTTGTTTCAATATCATAAATCAAAAGGAAAAGGAAATGTAAAGGTTTTATCATTCCCAAAACATACTGTTATACCGAACTATGATGAATATGGTGGTTTGGTTGGAATGAGTTTTTACTATAGCGTTACTACGGATAATAAAATTACAGAGTATATTGACACTTATTTTGACAAATTAGTTGTTAAACACAAGAAAATTTTTGATGAAAAAAGCGGGGAAACTACTTGGGTAACTATTGATAAACCCAAAAAACATAAATTCACGCAAATACCATGTGTGTATTATCGCAGTTGCGTTGCTTGGGAATATTCCCAAAGCCTAATTGAGATGTTTGAGTTAATAGATAATATACACGCTGTTATATTCAAACGTTTGGGTGTGTTTGGGATGAAAGTAAGGGGTAATTTAGATAAAACAAAGGGTGGGGAAATGAATTTTAAGGTTAATGATTCTCAATTGTTAATCAATATTGAAAATTCAGACAGCAAAGATGATGTTGAAATTTTAAAATTCCCTTCTTATGAAGGATTTATTGAATATAAAAACCATTTGGAAAAACGTATTTACGATGCCTCTTTTGTTTCAAAAATCAATATGCAAAACATGGGAACGAGCGGAAATATTGGTAATGTTGTTCAAATTGCTATGGTAAACAATATCGGGCTTGCAAATCAAAGCATAAAAGATTGGCAAGAGACAACCAATAAAATGGCACAACTCTACGCCGAAATGAAATGGCTTGAAACAAATGGAGAGGAGATGAACTACACGAAAATGAAACTTATGGCACGTCTTTCTATATGGATACCGCAAAGCGACCAACAAATAATTGATAACTTGATGAAAGCCGATTGGATTAGCAATGAAACCAAACGAGAACTCTCTCCCATGAGTGCAACAAACGAAAAAGAGCGTTGGGAAAGGGAGCAGGATGACATTGCAAAAAAGAACGAACAAAAGCAAAAACCAAAAGCCCAAATAGAAAATCAAGCGGATGTTGAACAATTAAAATTATTTTAGTATGGATATTCATGCTATACTCATTGCTGTTTTAAGTTTTATATCCGGTGGCGGGTTACTTTATATTTTTACGTTAAAATCATCAAAAAGGAAAGCAAACTATGAGGCTGATAATTTCGAGTACGAAACTTTATTTAAAAAACACTCTACACTGAAAGAGATAGAAACTTTGAATATTAACAGGATTGAAGAATTGACAGAAAAATTTGATAAACAAGTGGGTCTTGTTTTAGATCAAAAAGACGTAATAATGAATTTGAAAATGTACATTAAAGATATTGAGGAACAAATGAAAAATTTAGAGACGAAGTTTAACAGCATAAAGAAATACAACGATGAATTAAAAAAGGAAAACGCAGAAATTAGAGAAAAAGTGAAACATTTCTGTTTTGATGAAAATTGTAAAAAAAGAAAATCACATAAAAATTAAGAAATTATGTTAAAAATCAATTTAGAAAACAATGTATTAACCATTGAAAGTACCACAAGGGAAAAAGTAAGAGTATTGCAAAGACCGGATGTTGGAGCAATAGGTAATGAATCTGTGAGAATTATCACTTATTTGGGCGGGACTAAAATCGAACCATTTACCGCACATTATTCAGAAATTGAAATTAATGGGGAAACTTTTGCAAACATTGACGATGTGCTTATTAAATTAGCGGAGATTTACAAGGTTTTTAAGAGTGAGGCTTCCGGTGGCGATGGAATGACCTCAACAGAAGTAGCCGCTATGATTAGTACACATAATAAAAGTATTACTGCACACTTAACCGAAGTAATAAATTTAACTAACACAACTCAAACACGTGCGCTTCAACTTGCACATAGATACAAATTCGGGACATTAACAGCATTAACTATTACGGCTATTCCAATAAGCGCAACGCAAGATGTTGTGATGTTGTTTGAGACGGGTAGCACATTTTCTCTTTCCGTTCCTGTGGGTACGAAAGTGTTTGGCAACTTAGCAGATGTGAAACCGAACATGATAGTAGAGATGTCTATTATTAACGGGATTATTCACTTTAATACTACTGCACTATGAGTTATTTTGTTGGTAGGCGAAATAATAAAACGTACAAACAGGATGGTAGTGAGCAATATCCGTTTTTAATTGAAACGGCTTTTGATTTTGTTGAATTTCGCAACGAAATAATGAACGGCAATACATTTGAAGGAATCCATCATAAATTAGTTAATGATATTAATCTATCAGGAGCTAATTTTAATATTTTAATAGAAAATCGCAGGTATTATGGAACTTTTGATGGTAATTTTAAAACAATTGATAATTTTACTATTATTAGCAGTTTAAATGCAGATAATTTTGGTTTATTTACAAATATGCAAGGTGTTTGCAAAAATTTGAGAGTTACAAATGGACTTATAAATAGGACAGGACTATCTGCTGCAAGCACATTTGCAACCGGTTTTATAGGGTCGAGTTGTTCGTTAGGCACAATTGAACGTTGCTCCATTCAAGGAACAATTATTACACCTCGTGGAAGAGCGGGTGGTATTTGTGGATATGGAAACAACACTATTATTAAAAATTGTTTTACAAATGTGAGTATAACAATGACAGCAACAACTAACTATGGTGCTGCTGGTATAAATGCTGAACCTGCTGGAAGTGCAAAAACAGAAAATTGCATTTCAATAGGTAATATTATGACAAATACGACAAGTACAGGATATAATGGTGGTATTTGTGGGTTTTATAACGCTTCTTTGCAGAATATTACAATAATTAATTGTGTTGCAGCAATGGGAAGTATAACAGGTGGAGTAGATGCAGCAAGGATTTTTCCAAGAACAGGAGCGCAACTTGTTAATAACTATGGATTAGATACAATGACATTAAAAGGAGTTGTGCCAACTATAAACATCGGTACTACATTACTAAATGGAGCATCAGCAACGGTTAATCAACTTAAATCAAAAGCATTTTACCGTGATGTACTTGGGTGGGATACGGAAACCGTATGGCAGATAGATGATGAAAACGATTTCCCAAAATTACGAGGTTTTATTTACTAAAAAAATATTATGAAATATGCAAAATTAATAAACAAAGAATTAGTGTTCGCAAAAACACAGGAACAAATTAACGAAATGATAGTAACATATCCGAATAATGAACAACTTATATCAGCAGGATTCAAAGAGGTTGCTTACACTGCGCCCGAAGCGCGACTACACTATTTACCTGTCTCTAAGCTAACAGAAACGGAAACGCAAATAATCCAAAGTTGGGAATACGATAAAATGCCACAGCCCGACTATGCGCAATTGGTAGAAAGAAAAATCGCTGAAAAATACACTATCGGAGCAGAAATTGCAATTAACAGAAAAGGGCGATATAATCCTGACAACGCAGACTATATTTCATATCTGCAATGGGTAGAAGATGCAAAAAATTGGGCGCGTGAACAAATTAACGAATGGGAAAACGCTTAATAAATGAAAGCAACTTATTCAAACATTAGTCAGCGAGCATCCAAACAAGAAATAAATATTGATAGAAAACAATATTTTCATTGTTTGCTAAAAATTTTAGGATTTGCTGTAGATGAGATTTCAGATACAGTAAATATAAACTATGATATTCGCAAATATGAAGAAACATCAGACTTTATTTTTATAAAGGATATATTGCAACCTATCATAGATAAAAAATTAAACGAAATAGGTTATACAAAGAAAAAATTATCGTCTGGAGAAATTGAGCGTGTAGAATGGGATGGAGAAGGTTTAAGTGCAGAAAGGGCGCATAAAGATATTATGATTTTATATAACTCTTTGATGAATGCCGACAAAACTAAATGGAGCAAGGATGAAATTGATAAAACTCTAAAAATAATAAGAGAGTATGACGAAAAGTTTGGTTTGTTTAATGAGGATGAAAAAGAACAACGTAAATTTGATTCGCATTTCTATCATGTTTATAAAAGTTTTAACGCAAAGTGTCCAAAATGTTCAAAAGAAATAGATATTGTTCGTGGTGTGTTTATTCAATGCCCGTGCTGCGATGTTTGGATTGATACAAGAGAGGATAAAAAGGATTTCGACAATGACAGAAAAATGGTAGCGGGCGAGCATGGGAAAAATTCAATACAACAAATAGAAGGTGATAGGAATGTTGTTATAGAATACAAAAACCATTATTCAAATTAAAAAAATGGACTATTGTTTTAAGGCAGCCCATTTTTAAAGATGTTTGTAAGAACAGATAAAGTAGATTATCTTTTTTTCTTCTTTTTGAATAAGTGTTTTTCGTTTTTAGATACTTGTTGTGGTGGCGGCGGTGTTTCTTCGCTCACAACATCTTCTGTTTTTTCTTCTGGTTGTGCATCATTGATAGGCATAGTTTCCTCTACAGGCATTTCGTTTTCACATAGGATATAGGGTTTCAACTCTGTTTCCAACTCCTCTACTTTTTGTAAAGCCAATCGTTTTTCTTGTTCTAAGTGAGCGATTTTTTTGTTTAAATCCTCATTTACACGCATTGATTTTGTATTTTCTTCATCTAAATATTCATTTGCTGCTCCTAAAATTTTAAAATCATTTTTTAACGTATTAAGTTTTCTCGTTTCAGCATTAAATTCATCGGTTAATGATTTAATTTTCGTTTCGGCTACATTTAATTTAGAAACAGTGGCATCCAATTCAATGGTTTTTAGAGCAAATTTTGCATTTTTATTAGAGAGTAAAACTCCTAAAACAATGGCTGCAATTGCCAATAAAATAATAATTAAAGTTGTCATTTTTTGATAAATTATGTTAATAAAATTTGTTAATGTATGTATTATATGGGTTACATTTATTCCGGGTCGCCTCTGATTAAAGTTTTCATAATGTATATTTTTAGGTATTATCGTATTTTTCTTCCCACCCCCAGCCGCACATTTCAGGATAAGCGAATTTTTTATCTGAAATAACTCTTACTGCGTGTGTTGCATTATATCTTCCACGTTGTTGAAGTCTAAAAACTCTTAATCTTACAATCTCTTGCCCAGCTTCGTTTTTATCAATAAGTTCATTCGGTATCTTTGATAGATTAAGTACGAGTTTCATTATTCGTTGTAAAATTTAAGTTTGCACCATTCGGGGATGGTAGTTGAATTATCAATAGAAAATTTAGTTTTGTCTTCAATTTTTCCAAAACCCAATTCTTTTTCAGACAGAAAACATTTAGGAAAATTCATTCCGCTTCTCTCTACATAATACAAGCTCGGGCATTTAATACAAGTTTCAATTTTTAATTTTCTTGAGTTCTCTTTCATGTTTTTTTTTATTATTTTTTTAATTAAACCATTTTAATTGTGTAGTTCCCATATATGATTTTTCCCATATAAACCACGCATAACATATAGCACTGCCTTTCATTTGTTCAAAGTTTCCATTCATGGCACATTTTAATCTACTACTACTAACATATATAATTTTTGGTGGAAAGTGCCTAAAAATATGTTTTCGCTCTTTCCCTTCCAAATAACGAATAGGTAAAAAAAGAGCAAGTTTTGCCCCCCCCATTACATATTCACTTAATAAAGAAAGTCCTTTTGTAATAAATTCATTGGCATAAATATAAGGTGGGTTTGTAATGATGTCTCCGCTCCATGTTTGGTTGTTAGTGATGTCAAGGAAATCAAGTTGCTCAACGCCATCACACCTTACTATTATATCACTACTTCTTACAGTTTTTCCTAAACGTTCCATCTCTTTAGAAAGATGCAATTCTCCGGCGGCACACTCCCATATATTATTGCTAAATTCTTCCAATTCAAATAAAAGTCTTACCGCTTTAGGCTCTGTTGCATAGTAAGCGTATTTTTCATAGTCATGTTCGGCGTGAACATTCGCACCGATGCCTTTCATTACGGATTGTGTGTTTACTTTCCAATCTTTTTTATTTTCCATGACTAAAAAGGTAAATTCGCTTCATAATTACTTTCTTCTTCTTCCGGAGTAAAGTCAAATTCTGTAGGAAGAAGCGCAGCCGGAGTGATTGTATCCTCATCAATGGTAATATTTAAGCATTTAATATTGGTAAACCATTTTCCATTACACTCTCTACTTTCAATTTCTATAGCAATCGTTAATTTCGTTCCGATTGTAACAGATTCGATATTCACATTCTTTCTACCAAAAGAAGTGATGTAAATTTTTCGTGGGTATTGTTCTGTAGTTTCAAGAACAAAATCTTGTTTTTCCCAACTGTTTCCTGTTTTTGTTGTGCCTGTTTGTAGTGGCATTATAGCCACGAGTTTTCCTGTTATTTGCATATTACTAAATATTTATTAAATAAATTTGATTCCTATTTTTTCTGCTATATGTTTCTCTAATTGTCCGCCTTCGCTGTTTGTTAAGTCATCAACAAGAAAAATGGCATCGCACGTTACCAATGCGCCGATGCAAATTCTCATACATTCGCTCCACGTCATTTTTTCAATGCAAAGGTTTACCGGATTACAGACTTCATAACCCGCGTCTGTCAGCCTTGTTTCTGCTCGTGCAAACTTCATTTTATATTTTGCATCTTTTGTTATAGTTCCGCATAAATATACTTTCTGTTTTTCGTTTTTCATAATTCATAAATTAATTTTTCTTTTTCTAAAATATATTCGCTCCATTGCTCAGCCATTGCTTTGGCAGCTCCACGATGAAATTTGCTTTTACTCGATTTATCTGCAAAAGCATTTAAAATAGATGGTAATTTTCTTCTTTTTTTTGGCGTACAATTAATATATGTGTACTTGGGGGTTACAGATGTTTTTTCATAAAACAAGGTATCCTCTTTTGAGTATTGAAGTTTGGGCAAATTTTTAAGCCATATACATGTCCTCTTTTTATATGCTTCACCGAAATCTTTACCCCAATAATAAGGCTCTATAATTTGTGTACACGGCAATAATCCGCTGTGGATATAGCCCATAGGATTTTCTAAACAAATATGTGGAATGTTCGCTTTCCATAAGTCAAGAAAAAATTGATAAGCGTGTATTTTCTTTTGCAATCTATCTATCGAGTAACGCTCTTTTCCTGTGTATGCAAATGAAAGATAATCACATGGCGGAAACGCTATAAGTAAGTCCCATTTTTCAACTCCACATTTCGCTGTAAAAGAAACTGTCGGGTACAGATATTTCAAAATATCATCTTGTATATGCAATTCAGGATTTCCGCCACTGCATTCTTGCAAATCGCACGAAAAAGCATTGTGTCCCAAATCACGAAAAGCCATAGTTACTATTTGGCTCTCTTCACACGCGCAAAGTACATTTAGTTTTTTCATTCAAATTCAATTTTAGTTTGTGTTCTCAATTGTCCGAAATATTTCTTAATAGATACATCTGAAACCCACCAATCAAATGCTTCATCTGCTGTACAATTATAATGATTCAGATAATTATTGTCAATCAAATATTGAATGCTTTGTTTGATTTTTCGCTCAATTCCTGGATGTTTTATGCGGTCTAATGCTTTGTTTTTTTTATTCGACATAGGGCAAAAGATGCACCCTATACGTTTATATCCTTTATCGTAAAGACTGCAATACGGAAGGTTGTATTTTCGTATAAAGTTCCATACGTATTTTGTACTCCAGTCAATAATGGGATTTAATACAATTTTGTCTTTGCCGCCAACGCAAATATGTTTTTGCTCTACTGCAATATTAAACTCGTCATACGTTCCTGAAAATTTGTGTCCTAAAAGTTCAATTTCTTTTCTTTTTGAACGTTTTACGCTCTCTGCTTTTCTAACTCCTAAAATAGTTACTTTTCCACCTCCGGCACTTTCTTTTAAATACTGACAACAATATCGCGCCACTCTTGTTGGAAGCATTTTTTTGTGTTTTATCAATTCAAAGAAATTCATCTTTGGGCGTTCAAAAATTACATCGGGATAGTTTTTGCGGATAAACGATAATAGTTCAGGTGGGTCAAGTGTAGTTATTTGCATCTGTGCGTAAAACTTCACCCCTGCCATTTTTGCAAGTTCATAGATAACCTGTGAATCTTTGCCACCGGAAAATGCCAAATGAAAACCATCTTCCGAGTATTGCAATGCCAATTTTTCAGATTTGCGTATAAGTTCTATTGCTGTATCTATTTTTTGTTGTAAGTTCATTTTTAAAACGGCGTATTTTCTATTTCTTCCACTGCGGTAGAAATATCGTTAATGTGAATGTCTTGAAAATGTGTTGTTTCCGCTGGTACAACCGAGAATAAACTCTCGAAATTTTGTCGAAAATACTACATTTTCTTATTTTTCCTGTCTTATTTTTTGCTTGCTCTTTATTCATTTTTGAGTATGTTTTAAAATAATGTTTATTCATTATTAAGTTTGCTGTCAATTACTAATATAAATTTCAAATCTGTGTTATAAAATTCAAATGCTTTTTTGTGTGCCATAATTCCAAAATATGTTTTAATATTTCTACTATTACTAACCAATGATAATTCCGACTTTTGATGATAGTATAGAATTTCGTATAAAAACTCCATTGCACCGTATGTGGATTTATTTTTTTGTGTAAGATAATCTAAAAAAGAGGTTGTCATCGTTGTTCAAATTTTTGTATCATAATTTTTATGTTTTTTTTCTAATTTTGAAATAGTTTTCTCGTGTTTTGATTTTACTTCAATTACGATGTTTTTTTCAGATAAAACACCGTAAGACTTCCATATTTCTCCAATCTCAAATATTTTTTTATGGATAAAGAATATAAATGGCTCGTTTTCAATATTTACAGTGTGTTTTTTTATAATTTTCCCAACATTGTTACTATGGAATCCATACTTTATAGAAATTGCATATATGGAATATCCTAAACTTTTGTTCAGATACCAAAAAAACATCGCTCTTGCCTGTATTACACGCTCCTTGCGCTCGTCCTCACAAATGATTTGCGTTCCGTTGATTTGTAATGTGTCATCTGAAAACATATCTGCAATCAGATGAAGTATTGAGGATTCAATTGTGCCGGAGTATGTTTTATTTATAAAATAATCATCGCAGTAGTTGTTTGAAAGTGTTTGCTCATAAATTTGTGTTTCGTTCATATATTATTTTTTTAAAGTTCTAAATTCATTCATTGCATCTAAATAGCCTTTTGCGTATCCTTGATATTTCTTCCTACAATGTGTGTGTATATCACTTTGAGAAAAATAGCCATTAAATATTTTACAGTCTGTCATAAATTTACATTCATTCCATTTGCAGGATTTAAGTATATATGCTTTTGCTTTAAAAATATGTTCTTCTTCCATATTTACTTTTTTATATTTGTATTATAATAACTTATCAAACCTGAATATAAACTCATAAAGTCATCGCCAAGTAATTCTTTTGCAAACTCTGTTATTCTTTTTGCGTTGGCTAATGCGTTTGAGTTATTATTGATAATTAATAAATCGTGTGCTGCCATTATAATTTTGTGTGTTGCAGGTATTAGTAGTTTGTTTTTATCAATGTTTTTCCATGATTTTATGTCATGTGCTAAATATTTCAACATCATGTTTAGGTTTGCACACGCGCCACTGCTTTTTTCGTTTTGGATTTGTGAGTTTCCGCCGAATAATCTGCATATCGTTTCGTGGTGGTATTTATCACTTGTGTTCAAAAAAAGTTCTTCAATAGATTCTCTTTTTTCTTTCACATAATAGAAATAAATGCTGCGGCATAGGTAATAGAAACTGTTAAGGTCATAGTGTTTGTAAAAGCGTAAAACATTGCCTTTATACTTTTCCCATTCTCTACTTTTAATAAAATCTGATGGAGCATTATATTTTGAAATAATGTTATTTATCTCCTCTTTTGCTGCATCAATATTATCATCTTTAATTGGATTGATCCAATTATAAATTAATACACAAATCTCTACTTCTCGCAATTCTTGCGAGCGTAAATACTCTCTGCTTTCTTTTTTTAGTTCAGTGTTGTCATTTTCTTGACAGATTCTAATTAGTTCGGTTTCTGTTATCATAATTATATTTTTAACTTATATTTCAATAAGATAATCCACTCTCGTCCAACCGCCTTGCGCGGTTACATCTACAATATTTTTAGTAAGGACATCTTCGGTCATCTCATATAATAATTTCCCTTTACTATATTCACATTTTGGATTTCCAAATATTTCTCCTTTGCATTTAATTCCAATATATCCCCATTCATCTTGATTCTCTTTCAAAACAATATCAATAAATTCTTTTACTGTTAATATTCCATCATAGGCAACGGAAAAACGTTGTGTACAATCGCCAAATACATGGCTTGTTGTGGTAAATTTTAATCTATTCATTATTTTACTTTTTATCGTTCATTTGTAATATTATAGAGTTTTTTAGGTTTTCGTTACCCGAATGCCAAATGATGTTATCCAACATCCAATATTTGTATTCGGTTGGAATATCAAGTATTTTTTCTCCTTTGTATTTTCCGAAAGGCATCACTTCGACAACTTTGGTAATTCCTACACTTTTTGAGTGTTTTTGTATTTCTGAATTTGTTTTTACAATTTTACCAATATCATGTATGGGTATTCCTGAGAGTAGTTTTCCGCCAGAGCCATACATACGCCAAATAGTATCTTTTTCAAAAACAATATCTTCAACTTTTCCAAATCTATCCACATTTCCGCAAAAGTCAATTATGAGGCAGTCTTTTTTACTTGGGTCAATACGAGTGCCGCGCCCTATAATTTGATAATATAGAGCAATTGAAGCGGTAGAAATACCTAAAATAATACAGTCAATACCTGTATAGTCAAAGCCGGTAGAAAGTACCCTAACATTGAATATCACACGTATTTTTCCACGTCTAAAATCATCAATTACTCTTTCTCGTTCTGTTTTATCCATATCACCGTAAACCGCTGCGGAGTTCGGATATTGATGGCTCAATTCTATGGCTTCCTGAACAGACGGCACAAAGACTAAAATATGCTTACGGTCAGAAATTCCATCAAGATTGTTTAGTGTTTTTGAATGAATGTTGTTTGAGTTAAAAGCACGTTTTATGCTTTCCTCTGTATATTCAGACTTTGCGGAATTATAAACCAACATTGAGCCATCAAATAACGGTGCATCGTAGCGAAGTGGAGACCAAAACCCCATTTCAACCATTTCTTGCACTTGCCCAACATGGATTATATTTTTGAAGAAATTACCTTTTTTTGAACGGCTTGTGAGCATTACGAGTTTTGAAAATCTTTCGCCATTCAAGTCGGTATTTTGTTGCAATTTAATGGGGGTAGCCGTTATGCCGAGTACATGGGTAATTTCACTATCGGCAAGGAATTTTCCTATCATACTATCGGCTTCGCGTGGATATAAGTGTGCCTCATCAATGAGCAACTTTTTAAATCCTAACTGTTTGAAAAGTTTACCAAAATTCTTTATGCTACCGATTGTTGCATAGGTAATTTTATTAATATCTTTTCGCCCGAAAGAAGCGGAGTAAACGCCAGCATCAATCTCAAATTCGCTGCATAGAGAAACATACTTTTTGTAGTTTTGCTCTAAAAGTTCCTTTGAAGGTTGTAATACCAATAGTTTATCTTCTATGCTTTTTGCGGTAAATGCGGTTAATATTGACTTCCCCCAAGCGGTCGGAAGCACGATTAACGATGGCAAAGGCTTCTTTTCGTTAAAAAAGCCTATTGCCTTGTCAATCGGTTCTTTTTGGTTTTTTCGTAATGTAATCATTCTGCGTTCTGTACTATATGAATTTCATAATCAATTTGAAAGGACATCATACATCCATTATCAAACTCTACCAATGCCAAATAACAAAAATGGCTTTCCATTGTATTATCTTGTGGATAGCGTTGAATGTACCCACCCATTTCCGTTTTAAGAAGTTTTACAACAAATACGGAATCTTTTTTGAAATATATACCGCATTTCGTAACGTCCCATAATAATCTTATCTCTTTTTTCATAGTTATTGTGCGGTTGCAAATTCAATTCTTCTTTGGTGTGACTCTTTGTCAAGGTTGTCAAAAACTTCTTCGGTGGAGTAGTAAGCAACCATTTCATCGGGAATAAACACGTCAATAATGTTCAATTCCTGCATTAATTTGATTGTATTATAGATGGAATCAAACACATCTCTGTTCACAACAACCTTTACTGCTGAAATAGCATTTTCAAGTGATGTAGCCTGTACGAGTATGTTTTTTGTTCCGGCGTTTTTTCTTTCGCCATCGTCATCTACTATTGAATAGATTTGGCATTTATACCAATGGCATTTTTTTGAATTATCTTTTTCAAATTCTTCTTTTTCTGTTTCGTACATTTTGATAATTTTGTTGAATTCTAATTTGTTCACTTTTGTAAGTTCAAATACGGCATCAACATTCAATTCAAAATAACTTGCAATAAAATTCTCTACAGATGCAGGGCTTTCGGCGGTAGTGTAATACGATGTTTTTGCACGATTACCACGACTGTATCTAACATTCATTACCGTTTCCCACAAAGTTGTATTTTTGTCTTGTTCACCGAGTACCGGAACATCGGAAACTTCTACCTCTAAAATTCCGTTTTCGGTAAGTGATGAGGCGATAATTTCATTGATTTGCGTTCCTTTTCCACAAATAGGTTCGCTTTTTTCAATTTCAGTAGTTTCGCCTGTATCGTCATCTTCGATTGTTTCTGTCCAATGGCGTTTTTCAGTTTTTAATAGATACCAACCTATAGCATCTTCTGTTTTTAATGTTTTTCTAACAATTTCCATTTTTATTATTTTTTAATGTTAATAATATGATTTTTAATTTGTTTCGTTTTCTTTTACAGTTTCAATTTCTTTTCTTTCTTCAAAATGATTCAGAACTAAATAGCCTTTCGCCACATTAAATTTCCACATTTTATCTCTATCAACAACCTGTAATGCGGTTTCGGCTTCTTTTTCGGAAATATACTTGTCTCCCAAGATAATTTCTTTTTGTCCTTCTGTTAGGTTTATTTTTCCTTCTTTTACCAAGTACGGATACAAGTTTGGCAAAGAATATTCTATCAAAATATCATTCAGTTTTTTTTCAAGAAATTGTTGGAAATAATAGTTGTAATAATATTCATAATCCATTTGTGGAATACTAATATTGTCTTCTATTTTTTCTTCCGGTATGCTACTTTTGCGATGAGGATTGTTTTTTATTGCATCTTCAAAACTTCTAATAAACAGTTGCACAGAAAGTTTGTTTACATCTTTTTTATAAATCTCACTTTTTGTCATCTCTTTGAAATCATTGAAAGATGTTTTTTTACCAATCCACTTTTTGAGATATGACGTAATTTCATTTGTAATCAATTTAATTGTAGCATCGTCAGTATTACAGCCACAAGCCAAACCAATACCAATAACAAATTGCAAAACCTGTGAATATAGCGTTGGGTGTTGCTTTAGATTCAGTTCATTATTGAATTTTACAATTTCGCTTTCGCTATAAACCTGTGCCGGTAAATTCTGTTTCTTTTCCAAGTCTGATGCTTTGGCTAATGGCGTGTATTGACCTGTTTGATAATTTTCCGTTTGTCTGTTGCTGTAAATTTCCATTTTGATACGTTTTTTGTTTGTAAACTTTATTCATTTGTTGCGAAAGTGAGTTTGTTAGTGTTTTTTTCCAATCTATTATTTTTATTCTTTTTCCCTTTTTGTTTTTCCACCCATCTTCTAACCCCCAAAAATTAGTACACGCTTTTTCAAGTGTAAGTAAAATATCTAATCCGGGATTAAGTTTTTCGTTTTTTGCTATCCACTCATTATCATTAATGAGTAAATTATATTCCGTTAATAGTTCGTTGAGGTAAATATCAAAATCGTCTCTCCATGTTTTTTCTGTCCCTTTATACAAAATTAAACCATCAACATTGAATTGACTATATGAATTTTCTAAATAAGGGTCTCGCAATATTGATACTATTTTGCAATCAAACCCCTCTATTTTCATTAAGTTTTTTGCTCTTGGTGTTCTATTGTCTAATTCTATTGCAACATATTCGTTTTCTGGTAATATTACCAAAATATCAATTCTACCATTTTTAAAAACATATTCGTATTCACAGTTATAACCATTATTTTTTAATTCATAAAAAACAGAATTGTGAAAAATTCTTGAATCTCGTGTTTTTTCTTTTGGCAAAGAATTTACTGTTTTTTCCAAAAAAGAAAGTAACAAAGAAAAATTAGTTTTATCATCTTTAATTATATCTTTATTTATATCTTTATTTCCATCTCTATTTATATATAGTTCAAACAAGTGTTTGAACAAGTGTTTGATTTGGTTTTCATCTTTTAAATCTATTTCATTATTAGATAGATACAAACTAATATTTTCATCAAAAAAAGTAAAAATTTTATTATTTTTCGCCTCTTTTGGATAGTTTTTATAAAAATATCTAATTAAATATGATTTTTTTCCGGCGAAAGAGCGTTCATTTTTAAATGCTTTTCGCTTCTCTAAAACTGAATTTGTTTGAACATTTGTTATTCTATTTTCATCTATTTGTTCAAACTTATGTTTAAGCACTTGTTCAAACACTTGTTCAAATCTTTTAAACTCCGAAAATCTAACATTACAAAGTGATGCCAATTTTTCAATATCATTTGGCAAAGATTCTTTATCGTAATTATGAAGCAACAAACTTAAATACCAACCACGACAATCTGCATCCATTTCAGCGGTTGATACTAACCAATTGTCAATATAAAATAGAACAGCGGGGTCTTTTTTCATAAGTTATTAATTAATTCTAAGTAGTTCATTTTTTTATTTTTGCAGCATTATTTACATTTAAAATATTTTTCAATGGCACGTAATGAAAAAACATCTAAAAGAGTAGCAACAATAGCATCAAAACTTTTAAGCAATCCAAAAACACCATCAAAGGTAAAAAGCGTTGCCGCTTCTGCATTAACACAAACACCTGACAAGAAAAAATCTAAAAAATAATAGTTTCTTTTATACATACTTTTGGTATTACTATTGTTCCATTTACTTGCGGCAGGTCGTTACCTATAAAAGATGTTGCGTAACTACACGCTAATTCTATTACATCATAATCTTCATAAATTACCCTTCCAACACTTTCAACTACACACGCTGCTGCTTTATAATCTTCTGTTATTTCGCGCCAACCAGAAGCAGCATTGCTATCAACCCATATTAATTTTACATCTTTATTTTTCAAGTTATTTTTCAAGTTATTTTTCATAATTAACTATTTAACCAAAATAAATTCGTAACAAAATACATAGGGGTTGCGCTCCCAAGTTCCGAAAGATTTTTCTTTAACTCCTTTTCAAAAACTTCTAAAGCGTGTTCTTCATTTTTGAAACACGATTTGAGCTTGAGCGTATTTCCGCCACAGGCTGTTTTTAAAGGCGGTTTTTGGAGATAACAATAATGGCATCTATTACTACATCCAACATAAAAGTTGCAGGCATATTTTGCGTATTCTCCAGCTGCGCCTTTTGGTTGGTAAATTGCTTTTCCCATATCTATTTTTCTAAAATGGTTAATAATTCATTTAAAAGTGCTGATTCGGCGGATTCGTATGTGTCGTAACAGATTGATTTATTAATCCAATCCTCACACCAATTATAGCCGATAGGCTTGCGAGACACATAGTCTATTGAAACATAGTAACTGCATTTGAAATCTCTGTTAAAATTAGTTCTTACAGTACCGCACATTCCTTTCTCATCGCGTATCCACTTCAAAGCCAAAGCAACGGTCGGTGCGGAAAATATACCTTTCCTTTCCCAAAGAAAACTATTATAATTTTGAGGTTCGCTTCCATAACAATTATCATTAAAACAAAATTTTACATAAAAAGGATATGGTTTTCTTAATTCATCTTCCAGAATATAGAAGTATATCGTTTCCCAACTAAACCCTAATTTTTTAAGTCGCAGTGCCTGTTCAAATGAACATATTTGTAATTCGTTCATCTTAGTAATCATTTTTAAAAATCATGTGAAATGTGTAATGGTACAAACTCGTATTTGTGTCCTTCCGACACGTTTTTTAACACAAAAGATTGCGCTTGCTGCATAGATAGATGGCTGTTTAGAGAGCCAATATTGTGAACAAATTTACCTTGCTCGCGTTTCTCATAAATTTTGTCCAAAACAGTATCCTCATCAAAATTACATTCAATAAAATAGTAATCATAATCTTTTGCGGTAATTCCATCCAAAGTAACAGTGTCGGTAGCGAAAAATATGCTATTATTAGCAATATTTATTCTGTATCCAACCGTTGGGACATCGTGATAAACTTGAAACAAAACAATTTTAAAAAATCCATAATCATAAAGTTGCCCGATATTCAAAACATCAATATTAAAAAAACCATCAGATTTTAATATTTCGGCATCGTGTTCGGAACATCCTATCCTTAATCCGGGACGATTGAATTGTAGTTTTTGTAATGTTTCTTTTTTGTAATGGTCTTTGTGAGATACGTGTGAGAATAAAACAACTTGTATAGAGTGTTCGTATGGTTTGATTGTCTTATATGGAATACCACAATCAACAGCAATTTTATTGTCTAAAATCAAACAATTACCACTACTGCTGGAAGCCAAAATTTTATAATCCAACATAGTCATTTATTCAAAGATTAACTTGTTCGCTTTCAGAAATAATTATTTCGCCCGTTTGCGTTTCAATAGTTTTAGTAGGCTTTTGTTGCGCCATAGGGTCGCTTTGAGGCGTAATATCAATATCTACATACCGGTTTGTTTGTCTAACATCGTTTTCATCTTCCTCGTCATCTTCTTTAATAGTATCCGGGCTTGTGTCAATTATTCGTGTAAGAGTAGCATTAATGAGTGTCTTTTCGTACATCTCTCTGTCCCATTCACGCCAAAAACGACTTTCTACTTTTCCAACAGCCACGCGATTTTCCCATACTGTTTCTTCTTGTGATTTTTTTCGCCTTTTGTCAAGTTCTGACTTTGTATAATAGCGTGGTTCTATTTTTCCGTTGTCGTATTCAACAATGCAATATCCGCCAATAATTTCATCGCCATCCATAAATGCAGGTTCGTGTTCAATTTTTAAAATACCATTTTCATATTTTGATGAAAATTTATCGGTTTGATACCGTAGAATAGGCGTAACCCTTACAACTCCGCAATCCCTCTTTGCGATAAATTCTTTACCTTGATATTGGTCTCTTACGGATAGGGATTTCCCTGTTGGACTGTTTTTAGATTTAATAACCATCATGGCACAGTGTTTTTTTGTAACACATAATCCTTTTCGGAATATTTTCGCCATTTCGTTGCATATATTCTTTACTTCACACTTGTCAATATCAGGTAAATCAGCCATCATTTGAAAAGCAAAAAATATTTCTTCTTTGTAGTTTGTTGGGGCTGTGAGCATTTTATTCTCTATCATTGCAGTAATATTTGATATTACTTGCCCCCTTAATTTTTCTATTGAAAAAACTTGTGGTTGTTGCGCCTGTGTAGGCGCAGGTGCGGCTGTTGCCGCAGGGTGAATTTTT